TGATATTAATCAAACGCAATATGGACAAGTTTATGCTGGTCAAACTCATAACTTCTCAGAGATTATTTGGTATTATTGTTCTAGTAGTTCTAATCAAATAGATAGTTATGTTATTTATAACACACAAGAAAATAGTTGGTATTTTGGAAGCTTAGCAAGAAGTACTTATTTAGATAATGGTGTAGAATTAAATCCAATAGCGACTGAGTATTTACCTAACAGTACAGCCAATACATATACAACTATTAATGGTTTAACAGCAGGTAGAAGTTTAATTTATAGACATGAAGATGGAGTTGATGCTGATGGTTCTGCTTTATCAGCTTATATAGAATCAGGCGATGGAGATATTGCTGATGGAGATACTTTTAGCTTTATTAATAAAGTTATACCAGATTTTAAAAATCAAACTGGTAATGTTGTTATAACTTTAAAGACTAGAGACTATCCAAATGATACTAAAACTAATGGTGAATCAATCACTGTAGCTAATACGACTGCTTTTTATAACTCTAGAATCAGAGGTAGACAAGCTTCTATCAAGATAGAAAATTCAGAATTAGGTAGTAATTGGCGATTTGGTACATTAAGAATCAATATAAGACCCGATGGAAAAAGATAAATATACTATAAGACAAGCTCGAATATCTGATGCTGTCCATATTAGAGAACTACTTAAAACGTGGTTAAAAGAAGCTCCATTCAACTTCGGAAATGCTAATAATAAAAAGTCTTTAGAAAATATAATATTTTACATTCGTAATAGTTTTGTTATAGTAGTAGAATATGAAAATATTATCGTTGGTACGTTAGCAGCTACTGTTGACGAAACGTGGTATAGTGACAAAAAGTTTTTAAGAACTTTATGGTTACATGTTAATCCTAAGTTTAGAAACTTTCATGTCTTTAGATCATTAATGATAGTATTTAAAGAACACGCATTAGCAAATAGATTAACTGCGATATGCGAAATATTTCAAGGTAAAGATGTCGTAAGAAAACACGATGCTTTTACTAAATTAGGATTTGACGTTATTGGAGGAACATATATAATCAATGGGTAGTATTTTCAAACCATCAACAACTGTAGTACAAGCACCACAACAAAGTTCAACGTCTTATGATATACCGCAGTATTTCAAAGATATTCAAGAGAGAACTTTAAAAAGAGCTGAAGAATTAGGACAAAGACCTTATCAAGGATATACAGGTCAACTTGTAGCTGGATTAAGTCCATCAGAAATAGCAGCTGGTAATATTGTATCACAACAAATACTTCCTACCGCTCAAACTATTACGTCAATTGGTCAACAAACATTTACGCCTGCTGTTGCTCAACAGTATATGAACCCTTATGAATCCCAAGTGATCAAGGGTGCAATTGGAGATGTTGAAGAACAATATCAACAAGCACAACGTGCCTTAAGTGCTCAAGCCGTCGGAGCTGGTGCATTTGGTGGAACTCGTTTTGGTGTAGAACGAGCTTTAGGAACAGAAAGGTTCTTAGATCAAGTTGGCGATATTTCAAGTCGTCTAAGACAAGCTGGTTTTGAATCAGGAGCAGCTAGGTTTGCTGCTGATCGTGCTACACAATTAAATGCTGCGCAAGCTCAATTGGCTGGACTAACAGGTGCTGCTGCTGGTTTATCTCAGTACGGTGGTATTGAAAGAGGTATAGAACAAACTCAACTTGCAGAGGCATATCGTAATTTTATAGAAGAAAGAGAGTACCCTGTAGAACAAGTAAGACAAGTAGTAGGTGCATTAGCAGGTGCTCCTATAAGAACTTATGGAGAAGAAAGATCAGGAATGGTTGGTACTCCAGTTTCAGGTCCGAGTATATTTGGTCAACTTGCAGGTGCTGGATTAGCTGCATATCAATTGTCAGATATTAGATTAAAAGATGATATTAAATTAATAGGACAATCTCCTAGTGGAATAAATATCTACAGCTTTAGATATAAAGGTGATGATACAAGATATCAAGGTGTATTAGCTCATCAAGTACCTCATGCTTCTATCGTTAATGATAAAGGATATTTAATGGTTGACTATTCTAAAATTGATGTAAACTTTAAGGAATTAAATTAATGGCAACACTAGATGAAAAAGATATTGAATCAGTAGCAGGTGAAGGAAACGCTGCTGGATTATCTAACGAGCTTATCAGTAACAAAACATTAGATGGTTTACAGACTTACAAAGACGCTGCAATGCTTAATGCTGACTAAGGTCATATAAAGAAGAAGGAGATAGAGATGCAGCTAAGGAAGATAATAAAATAGAAGTACAAGGCGGTAGTGCTTTAAATAAGTTTTTTAATTTAGATGAAAATCAACAAGCTGCTTTACTAGAACAAATTGGTTTAGAAAAAAAACGAGAACCTACTGCTAAAGAACTTTTTAAAAAAGAATCTAAATCATTTCAAGATGAATTTAAAAGAAGAACTAATACACAAGAAATAGGATTAATTAAAAGTGCAGGAAAAGCCTTTGAAAATTTATCTAATAAATTAGAATCAAGTATAGGTGAAGTAATGTCTAATCCTAATAAAAGAGCTTTGTTTTATGCTGGTTTAGATATGATTGATAAATCATCTGGTTATGGACCTTTATCTGAAGCTAAATCTCCTATTGGAATTATAGGTGGAGGATTAAAAAGAGGAACTGAAAAAGTAAAAGCAGAAGAACTTAGTGCTGCTAATGCCGCTTCACGATCACAGTCTAGTAATCTTGCAAATCAATTAAAGTTAATGGAGTTTCAATTAAAAATGGATGAACCAGGTGCTGGAGAAATAGCATTAACTAAATCTTTAGATAAAAAAATAGAAGGTCTTATGTCATCTGTAGATGTTGCTCCTTTATATGGCGGTATGAAAAAATTAGTTGCTGATCGTTTAAAAGCGGGAGATAAAACTTTACCAGTTGGTGTTATAAGAGAAAAAATACCTACAACATTACAAGCAATAAACGATTTATTACCTCAAGGATCAAAACAAGGTAATGCATTTTTTGAAAAAATAGAAAATGATGCTGCATTTATTGGTAAGTTTAAAAAATTACATACTGATGTTGTTTTATCTAAAATATCAAATACAAAACTAGTACCAGTTTCTGATAGAGATGTTCAATTAGTAGGTCAAGCAATAACTACAACTGCTAATACTCCACAAGTATTTTTAGCAACTTTAAGATCAGGCGATGCTATGAATTATTTAAATGCTAAAAAAGTAGAATATGCAGATGTCTTTAAAAGTGAAAGAGGATACAAAAGAGGTAGTAAGAGAAACTTTGATCAAGAGTTTTTAACACAAGGTGCTGCTTTAATTAGAAATGAAATATTTGATGAATACGGTGAAGAAGCGATTAGAGAAGAAGCTAAAAAATTAGGTTTTGATCAAGACTATAATAAATATTCAGATGGACAAAAAGATTATTCTCCATATGCTTTAGCAGAAGCAAAAGCTTCAATTGATATGGGAGGTTTAGATAATTATATTACTATGCAATCTGGAATAGATACTGGAAAAGAAACTACTGTAGCACCTGGAACTAACACTCAAGTTTCACCAACGGATTGGAAGAAAAAGTATCCAAGTATAGGTGGAACTCAACCTAAATAAAAAATATGAGTAGCGAAACTTTTAATATTCCTACTGATGATGAATTAGTAGTAAATCAAAAAACAGAAGAAGTTAAAAAAGTTGATACTGGACCATCATGGTCTCCTCCTATTCAATCTGAAGAAGAAATCATTAATACAGAATTACCATTAAGTTCAAAAACTCAAAGAGTGTTTGATATTTATAATTCTTTTCAAAAAGATATTGGTCCTTACGTTACATTTGATGATGCTAAAAGTATTGTAGATAGTGGTTATGATAATGACACATATTTAAATGTAATTAAAAATGTAGAAGCTAGAAAAGCAAAAGATATAGATTCATTTGTTAACGAAGGTAGAAATCTTGATTTAGTTACAGAAGCATTAGGAACTATTAGAGAAAAAACAGCAAAAGGTGGTAGACCTGAAATTGCAGAAAAATTAAACATAGAAAATTTTAAAGATAATTATAATGTTGTAAAAGAATTTATAGATGAAGATGAAGTTTATAAAGTAGCGGGTATTGATCCACAACTTCCTGGTGTTTCTAATAAAACTAGAGCAATTTTAAGTTTTGCTTTATATGATGATAAAACAATAGAAACACAAGCAAAAGATGCTATCATTGCTGCCTTACCAGAAAAAGATAGAGATAAATATTTAAATTTAAATTATGCAGGACCTAAAATTCATGTTCAAAATTATAAATTTGATGATGGTGAAAAAAGACTTATATATAAAATACCTAAAGAATTAGGTGGAGATAATCAATATCAATTATTTAATAAACCAGGAATTACTCTTGAAGACTTTTCTGGTTTTGCTGGAGAATTGATTCCATTAGCATCAGAAATTACTGCTGGTGTTGCTTCAGCAGAATTAGGTCCTGCTGGAGTAGCATTTAATACAGCGGTAGCTGGCGGTCTTTCGGAAATGTTAAGATTATATATAGGACAACAATTAGGAGTTAATCAAGAACTTACAGCTGGTGATATTGCATTAGCAGGTGCTAAAAGAGCAGCTATTACAGGTGTATCTACCAGACTGATGTTTCCTATTATGGATAAAGCAACTAAATTAGTAAAAAATTTAGCTTATAAATTTGCTCCATCTTCTACAGGAACTTTATCTAATAAAGTTGTTAAGGATATAATTTACAGTTATAAAAATGGTTTAAATAAAGATCAAGATACTGATTTTTTCATTAAACAAATGAAAGATCAATTAACTAAATCAACAGACGAAGGAGGTGCTGGTTTAGACCCTAAAGAAGTTGATAAACTTATTAGAAAAACTTTTGGAAATAATAATCCAGGTACAGCACTTTCAGAATTAGAAAAAGCAGCTAAATCAACACCTCAAGGAGCTACAACTAAAAGAGTAGGAGATTTAATTGGTAAAGAAGGATATGATGCTGCAGTTCAATTAGAAAAAGAAAGTGTAAATGCTATTGATGAAGCAGTTCAAAAAATATTAGGTGTAAGCTATAAAAAAGTTCCTGCAAATGTAACTGAAAGAGAAATATTTGATGGACCTATAAATTTAGCTATTATTAAAGCTAGAAATAATAAAATAAGATTATCTAATGTTTCTGAAAAATTAAATGAAGAATGGTCAGTACTTTCAAATAAAGTTTATAATAGAATTAAAACTAATCCAGAAGAAGTTAATTTTAATAAAATTTTAGTAAATTTTGTAGATGATTTAAATACTTCTAATTACCAAATAGCAAATACTATACGAGGTAAAATAGATAAATTTTATAAAAACGAAGTAATAACTATACCTAAAGGTTCATCTACATTTCAATCACCTAATAAAATTTTTACTGATGCTGCTAATACGTTAAAGGGAAGATTAAAAATATTAAAAAAATCAAAAGATGATTTTAGTAAAAAACAAATAGCAGAATATGAAGAAGCTATTAATGCATTAAATTTTCTAAAAGGAGAATTTCAAACTGGTAAAAAGTTTAAATATATAGATGCTGTTAATGCTAAAGGAACATTAGAAGATATTGCAGCAGCTAATCCTAAGTTAGCAGATCCAATGATGAAAGCTTTAGCAACTTTAAATAGTGCGATAAGTACAGCTAAACCATTACCAGCACAATTAGCAGCTCAACATGCTGATTTTATTTATAGTAAAAGTATTTTAAGAGGTGATGTAGTAGGAAAAATTATTTCAAAATTAGGTGGTACTCCAAGAGGACCTGTTGCTAGTGCTAAAGCAATGAGTCAAGATTTTTTTCCTGTATTATTTGGAAATAAACCAGAACAACAAGCTGCTACTAAATATCTTGGCAGTTTTATGAAAGATAATAAAAATGTTTTAGATCAAAAAATGATTAGCGATTTTAAAACAACTATTTATGATAGATTTATAAAAGAGACTACAGGAGATAATGCTATATCAGCTTCTCAATTTGTAAAAAAATATGGAAGTTCTTTAAAAAACATTTTTACAGAAAGTGAAATGAGAGATTTTACTAGAGGAGTTGCTGTTAAAAGAGCAATAGAAAAAATACAAACTAAATATTTAGATTTAAATGTAAAAGCTCAAAGGACTATGCCTTTATTAGAAAAAATGGACGCAACCCAGATAACTCCTTTTATGATTTCAGAACAGATATTTGGTAATCCAAAATTAACACCAAGAGCAGTTAATCAATTTTTTAGTTCTATTTCAAAAGAACAAGGTAACGAAATAAGAGGTTACTTTATGAAAACATTATTTGATCAAACTAAAAGTACATCAGGTATTTTAGGTAAAGATACTTTAGATGGTGGTAAATTATTTCAATGGTTTAGTAATGGAAGAAATCAACAAGTATTTGAAAATTTATTTGG